ATCTCCCCAGGCGATGTGCGACCATGCGGATTCGATTTCGACGAAATCCACCAACTCATTAAATAGGCATGGCAAGAACCGATTGCCAACATCGCACCAAGCACCAGGCTTGATATCACGAGTATGAGCGGTAAGAGAATGAGTACGGCTAACCCAGCGATTATTGATGTAATACTTAACATCGTAGATCTTTCTAACGGGCCATGTTACAAAATTCTGGATATAGCCTAAGGCCTCTTCAGCTAACCAGTAACGAAAATTGTGCTTCATCTGGGCCGCAGTGGTCCAGTCGTCCCATTCTTCGCTGGTACCCATACTAAGTTTTTTAGTACCCCGAATCCAATCAGCGAACGGAGTACAACTCCAATAACGTGAATGTTGTGCCATTATACTTTCTCGTATGTTTGTGCAAAAATATCTTTTTTAACTACACCGTAGTCGTTTTCACCATGACGAACAATAACATCTTCGCCTGGATTGTAGTGTAACTTCTCGCCCCAGCTGGTGTCAACCGATCCAGAGTGATCTGCCAACTTAGCAAACTTGATAATCTTTTTTGGTGTACAAACACCATCACCTAGGTCATCTTTAAGATCATCAAATTTTTCTGGAGTAATAGGATACTGCTCACCTTTTGGTCCAGTCATAATATAGTAACCCGCAGGATACTTAACTGGACCTTCAAGTGTATCAATAGTACCAGGTTTGTCAGCAATCTCATAACGCTCTTTAGCAGGACGCTTATAGGTTTTGAACCCGCCATCCTTAAACCAATCGTCAGTGATACGCAGACCTTCTACAATATTGATAAATTCTCTAATCATTTTCTATCGCCAAAAAGTTGTAACAAGTTTAGGAACAAGTTGATAAAGTCCATATATAGTGTCAATGCTCCCGTTACTTCCACAGCCGGATCAGTATCAACACTGACTGCTTCACGAATACGCTGTGTATCATAAGCAGTAAGACCCAAGAAGATAATGATTGCTAACGCACTAATAACTGTTGCCATAACAGTACTACCAATAAAGATGTTAACGATACTGGCAATCACAATAGCAATTAATCCAATAAACATGAACTGTCCCATGCTCTCCAAACTACGTTTGGTAAAGTAACCGTAAAAGCTCATAGTACCAAACAATATTGCCGCACCCATAAAGGCACTGACGATACTGCCCATAGTGAACACAGCAAAGATCATAGCAAAGCTCAATCCCATTAGTGCCGCAAAGCCATGTAAACACAATTGTGCAACTTCTTTACTGGGATTGTTACCCAGAACATAGCTAATACCAAAAATTGCAACAAGTGGTGCAAAAATCACAATCCACTTTAGTACACCAGTGAAAAAGAATTGTAGCAACTCTGGACTAGTGCCCACAAAGTAACTAACAATCATACTAACCAGTACAGCCAGACTCATGTGTCCGTAAACACGGCCCATTGCTTGATTAATTTCACTAGCACTACGGAACGAAATAGTTCCGTCACCGCCTGTATAATTTACTCCAAACATATCATTCTCCTTTAATAAATTGCGCCAATTCTGGAGCAGTCCAGCCAATTGGCTTTAGTACTTTACCATCTTCACGCTTGCGCACAAGTCCGGTATCTTTATCAATCTTGGCAAAGTTTGTACTCATAACTTCTTTCCAAGCACCTTCTGCATCAAATCCGCCACTATGGATAGCACCAATAGTGACAACTAGTATGTCTATAAGAGCATCTAATTGTTCAACTCTATCATTATCCAAAAGAGCTTGATCAAACTCTTTTGATTCTTCTTCGATTAGGCCCACATACATGAGGTATTGTTGTTGATTATATTTGTCAACACTTTGACCACAGGCCTTCATAAATTTTTCTTGATCTCTAAACGGGTTTGTCATTAAATTTTTTCTCCAATCTCAAATCCTCTAAATCTCAAAAATCGAGGGAAGCGCAAACTATACGTTCCATCTTGATTTTGAGTAACAGCATCAGCTCTTACTTCAACAATATTGCCGATAAGAGCATCACGCCCGCCCCAATAAGTATCGCGATTACTGTCTGTAAAGCCACTTCCAACATTGACTTGAATTCGTTGTCCATTATCTTCTCCTTCGCACACTAGCGCACCAAGTTTTCCAATATTTCTACCAGTTCCTTCTTCTACTGCTACTACTTCTAGACTAACTTCAATAAAAGGTTTCAATTTCAGCCATGCAACACTACGCTTACATTCGTATCCAGCTTCTGGATCCTTGATCATAATGCCTTCGTAACCGCCAGCAACCGCCTGTGCATTAATTTCTTTAAAACGCAACTGTCCTTCAGATGTGGCAAGATCAACATTTTCAAACACCAATGCTTTAACATTGGGCATGGCTTCGTGATTAGCACTGACCCAATCTTGAAGTGCTTGACTGCGTTTGATTTGTGTGGTTGAGCTTTTACCGTTCTCAAATTCTTCAAGTGTCAATATATCAAACAAGTTAAGAACAGCGTCTGTACTTTGTACATCACTCTTACGATGCACTTGTTTCATCAAATCTTGGAAGCTGGAAGACATAATCTCGCCGTCCAACACCATTGCTTCTTTAAAGGAATGTGCAACTTTTGCAATTTGTTCCTTAACGTGCGGAAAGTTCACAAGCTCTTTACCGTTGCGTGAAAACTGGTCAATTCGACCATCAGGGTGAACAATAGTAATAACACGCACACCATCCAGTTTAACTTCAATCAGTTTATTGCCGGCAACTTTGCTTTCATGTCCGTTACTATCATGTGCAAGCTGGCAACTAAAAACGGGAATAATATATTTCTTGTGTTCTTTGCCCACTACTTTATTAACTGTAGTTTCGCTGAAACCGGCTCGCATATCCTTAATCAAAATACGACGATACCAGCCATTCCATTCTGCTTTTGTAGCTGACTTCATCATGGCTTGAATCATGTCACGTGCTGTATTGCCGGTGACGTTGCGAGTAGTAAAGCCAGTAAGAGCGAGAGTAAAACTATCCCAAGGTAACCCAGGGCCATCTTCATCTTTTTTCTCCGGGATCTGTTTCAATCCAAATGTAATCATTGAATCAAATGCCAAGCGGCAACCTTCGAAAAATTCGTCATTACCAGCATCAGCTTGTGCTTGGATAATAGCTTCTTTGTTTAGGCGACTTGGATGAATTTCCAAATCACTAATAACGCGGTAGCAAGGATCGCTCATTTGATTTCCTAATTATGTTGTTTATTAGTCTATATTATAGCAAACAACTACAAGGTTGTCAACCTTTTTCTTGGAAAATATGATCGGCTACGCCCAATTCGATTAATTCATCAGCAGTCAAATACACATCAGATGCTGGCAAAAGTTTATTTTTAACAGATCGAGTATCCAATCCGGTTACTTCTTTTAGAATGTTTACCATTCTCATGTTGCAATATTCGGACTCTTTCATTTGAGCTTTGATATCGTGGTACTTGGCATCCATTCCATCAGTGAATTGATGACACATGATTCCAGTATTTGGAGCAATATAGCGTTCACCATTTTCGCCAGAAGCAAAAATTAAAAAGGCAGCACTCATAATATTACCCATACCAATTGTACGTATTTTGTGAGTACTCACCCGCATCACATCTATCAGAGCAAATGCTTGATACAAATCACCGCCACTGCTATTGATATAAAGAGTTAGCACTTTTTCTTGTTTTTTATCAAGATTTTCGTAAACAATCCATTTAATAGCTTCACTTATATTAACATCCTCAATTTCGCCCAACAAGAAGTGAACGCCGTTGTCCAGCAACTTGGTGTTTATGCGATCCTGCGCATTGAATTCGTCGATTTTTTTCACGGGTTTGCCTTCCATAATGTGATATCCAAATATTTAGCGCATAAGTGAAGCCACTTGAATAAATACTGAATAACCTTTCCAGGGATTAGAATATGATTGATTTAAGAAAACTAATAGACCATTTAGAACACATTGAGAAAGGTGGCGAATTCATTCGAGAACTAGATCCTAGAACTGGTCGTATTGTTAGTAAGCCTGTTGTTGAAGGCGAGATTGGCCGTAAAATAGGATCAACCATTGGTGGAGTGTTTGGAGACAAGGCCGCTAAATTTGGCAGTGACCTGGGCGACAAAGCTGGTGACTTTCTTGACAAGTTCAATCCATTCAGCGGCTCGTCAGACTCCGACAAATCTGACTCCGACAAATCCAATGCTCCGGGCAAAATTTCAGATTTTTCCAGTGATTCAGGCGATACCAAATTTGAACCTATAAATCCCAACAGTATAAAACGTGAACCATATGGTCCAATCGGAAATTATAACGGGCCAGAAATTGATCCAATCAATGATGATCCTGAAGATCCCAAAACATGGCCGCCCGGTGTTAAGAAAGCACCGGACTTTGGTTACATAGATCCTGCCAACGGCTTGTGGATTCCCACACCGTTCTACGTTAGAGTTCCAGATGGAGACTGGAGAATACCTCCGGGCAGTCCAGCGTTTCCAAAAGGATATGTCAAAGATTACACACCATTCAAGCAGAAAGAAGCCGCATTGCAGAGAAAAAACGCCATGATCAGTGGCAGTCTTCTTGAACAAGGCAAGGGTGTTGAACTGCCTGGTGGAGCTCCCAATATACCAGGATACAAACAAGTGGATGTAAAACAATTCAGTAGAGACACGGGTCACAACATTGGACCTAGAGAAATGAATTGGGTCTATGCTTACAAGTCTGACAAGATGTTCAGTAAGAATATTATTCTAATTGCACCCACACTGTATCCTAACATGAAAATCAGTATAAAAAGACACTATAAAAATTGGGCTGACGGCTCTGGGGTACGTGAGTATGGAAAAGTAGATGCACCCAACGGCAAAGTGCATGTCAGCACTGAACATTTCAATGTGAACGACATGATCTTGTCAGTTGTGATTCATGCCACTGAACCCGATATGGGTGCTAAGATTTTGAATAGTTTGCACGGATCCCTCAAACCAGCCTAAATTGTTTAGGGTCGTTTTTCAATCACTTTATCAGCCAAGCCGTAGGCCACTGCTTCTGCGGCACTCAAAAATGTATCAAACTTCATAGCTTCGTACAGCTGAGCATAGGTTTTGCCCGCTGTATTGTGCTTAACATACAGTTCTGTCAAACGCTGATTAATACGTTGACTTTCTTCAAAGCTACGTTTTGCATCTTCAAACTGAAGTTCTTGAACGTGAACGCTACCACGTGTTCCCGGAGTTCCCGAACTAACACGGTGAATCATAGTACGAGCTTCTGGAAGCACAAATCGTTTTCCTGGATGTCCGGCCTGTGCTAAGAAACTGCCCATACTACAGGCTTGTCCCATAACATAGGTTGCTACATCTGGTTTTACAAATTGCATGGTATCGTAAATAGCAAGGCCAGCAGTAACAGATCCTCCAGGACTATTAATAAAGAAAGTAATGTCTTCATTACCTTGACTCTCCAAGAAGAGCAACTGCGCCACAATCAAACTGGACGTATGCTCGTTAACATCCGTATCTAACATAACAACACGGTCCTTGAGCAAACGACTATAAATGTCATATGCTCTTTCGCCCTTGGGCTCACTTTCAATTACCATTGGTACCAAATTAGGCATTATTTGTATTCCTTATCTAAATTTACATTTGTTAAACTTGCAACTGTTTGAAACTTGTCCCATGCTTTCTTAGCGGCTGGGTTTGATTCTAGTTCACAAAGAACCCACGGCTGGCAATTGGTGTGCCGCCACCGTAGCCTTGCCAAATTCCCTGCCATTGGTCGTCATTATGCGGATCGAAGTCTGTTCGAGCGATAATGACTAGCACATCGTCAATGTCAACTTTGCCGTCAACAATGTCACGAATGCACCTACTATAACTGAGACCAATTTTCATTTTATCCTCTAATGTTGGTTTCTATTACTGAAATTTTAGGACCATTGCTGACAAAATCCATACCAGCCATACGACCTTCGTATACTCGGCCATTCCACTTCATGGCAAGTTTTACACTTTTGTTTATTATAACATATAATGTGTCTAATTCCTTGAAGTCTTGGACAACTGCTTCTACAACTTTATTGCTTGTAACGTTCTTAACATCACAAACGTCACTGTGGCTGCGTATCGTGCTCACTATCTTCTCCGATTGTAATTTTAACTTCTTTCACGCTATCCCAACGGAAACTACGCCATCCCTGTGCTTCAAGATCATAAACGGGCATAACTTCTTCGTTTACTTTCTTTTCTTTTTTAGGCTCAGTATCAACTGATTCATTAATTGGTGTAGCTGGAATAAGCGCATCATTTGTAGTACAAGTCATTTCACGGTCAGTTCCGTCTTTTTTGGTAAAAACAAGTTTTACCTCACCGTCAGCCAATAGTCCTTTAAGCCAAATTTTAAACTCGGCAAATTCTTTTTCATTTAAGGTCGTCATGTAGTTTCCGTTTCATTTCTGCATTTTCTTGTTCTATTCTCTCAACATGATCTGCTACCTTATTAAGTAACTCGAATGTATTTTGAGCTGTTGTTCGTAGCATTTGTGCTACAGTCATTACTTTTTCTTCTGCCATTTTTAAATCTCCAAAATTTTAGTCTCGTCCCAGCCTGTATCTTCGCTGTAACCATCGTTTTCGTAACCACGTGGATTACATACAATACGTGTCTCACCAATCATATAATCAAACGGATGATGGGTGTGACCATGTGTCCACAGTTTAATCTGTGGATGATCCAAGATGAACTCACCCAAGTCACTGTGGTATCCACCGTTCATTAAAGTATCATTTGCATACATTGGATGCATACTTTGAAAACTTGGACTGTGATGTCCTACTACTACACACTTCTTGTCCTTGTGTTCCTCAACAATGAGTTTGATATATCCCAGTGTCTTGTCGTGACGTATAGCAACATCCAACGCACTCATAGCGGCATAGTTACGCTTGTCGTTTCGGATGATACGAAAGTCGTTCATCATACCTTCAATGGCATGCATGGTAAGTGGATCACGTTTGTTCATGTTAGTCCAAAGTGTACCACCTACAAACACTACATCGTCGATAATTTTAGTATCCTGCTCCAACATATAGATGTTTGGGTACTTGGCAACTTCTTCCCGCATGTAATCAATGCCAGCATAGAACTTGCCGTTGTAGAATTCGTGATTGCCCATAATGTAAATTACATGCGGGAACTGAAAACTACAACGTTTGAAGAAATCACGAAAGCGAGCTACTCGTTGCATCTTACGGCTAAGGTCAGCTAACGCACCATTACTATATGGATTGAAATCAGCCGCATGATGATCGTGTAGATCCTGGGCAATCATAATATCGCCACCCAAAATCAATACATCGGCACCTTCGTTATTGTTGATAAAACAATCCGAAAATTCCAAATGTAAGTCACTAACCAATTTAATCTTCATACTCTTTTGCCGTTATGAACGCTGGTAAATTATCTTTAGTAAGACGACCTGCCTTAAACTCTTCAAGCACATTACGCAATGCTTCTTCAACAAATTCGTTAAAGGTCATATCCCGATCATGTGCCATCTTCATGTATTTTAACAGATCTTCGTCTGAAAAGTCAACTGGTACTTGCACTCTTGTGTCATAATCTTCGCCGGCCTTAATAGCCAAACACTTTTGGATAAAGTCATCTACCACATCCAAGTTAACGTAGTCAACATCATCCCATGCTTGGTTAGCAAGAACACTTTTGTGTTCTGCTTCTTTACGATACTTTTCTTGCTTGTTTTCAGCAATCATTCGATAAGCACGATTGTTGGTATAATCGCACACGCTGACTTCATACACCTTTTGGCTCTTGGTACTGAACACAATGCTAAAACTGTATCCGCATGTACCGTGAACCCCATTCCAACTATCTAGTGAGTAGCTGTTTGGACCGTAACAATCCCAACCATAATCGCCGCCCTCGGTGATTTTATAGTCAACCAATTCCATCCATT